TCGCCAACTCCGAGGAGCAGACCGCGAACGTGTACCGACCGCTGCAGACCATGGTGCGCAACGGCAGGCTCGATGATCTCATGAAGGTCCGCGAGGGCTTCATCCGTCTGCCCAACGGCGGGCGCATCGACCCGGTCACCGCATCGGCGCGTTCGAAGCTGGGAAACCCGGTGAACTTCGCGCTGTGCGACGAGTCCGGCGTCTATACGAAGCGTTCGGGCATGTTCGAGGTCGCCGACACCGTGCTGCGCGGCGTGTCCGGCATGGATGGGCGCATGTTGGAGCTCACGAACCCGTGGGATCCGATGGATGCTTCTTTCGGCCAGGCGACCTACGAGAGTCGTGCCGACGACATCATGAAGTATTTTCCGCGTCACGACCCCGCATTGGACTTCCTCAAACCGGAGGACCGGCGGCTCATCCTCGAATTCGTCTACAGGGGCAGTCCGTGGGTCAACCTCGACAGCGTCGAGGCCACGGCTGCGGAACTCCTGGAACGAGACCCTGCACAGGCGCGAAGATTCTTCGGCTGCGAACTGGTGCAGGGCCTTGGAGCCTATATGCCCGAGAAAGTGTACGACGAGACCGAGCAGGACCAGGCCCCGCCTGCGGAAGGCAGTGAGATCTGCCTGGGCTTCGATGGATCCCAGTCGGGGGATTGGACCGCGCTGCGTGCGGAGACGGTCGAGGGATGGCGTTGGACGCCGTCCTACGGTCCATCGAACCGTCCGTCCTACTGGAATCCGAAGGAGTGGGAGGGGCGCATCCCACGCAGCGAGGTCGATGCCTGCGTGAGCGAACTGTTCGAGCATTACCGCGTCAAACGCTTCTACTGCGATCCGCATCCCTGGGAGACGCAGGTGGATGCGTGGAGCGAACGCTACGGGGAGGATGTGGTGGTGCAATGGCCCACCAACCAGCCCGGACGCATGTACAACGCGCTCGTACGGTTCCGCGAGGACACGGCCGACAAGACCACCACGCACAGCCCCGACCCGACCGCGAAACTGCACATGATGGCGGCCCGCATGGTCGCCAAACCAGGGGACCGGTTCGTGCTGGGCAAACCAAGCGAGAACCAGAAGATCGACATCACCATGGCCGACATCCTCGCCCACGAGGCCGCATGCGACATGCGTGCCCTGGGTTGGGGAGTGGGCAGCAGCAGGGTCTACCTGCTCGGCAACACAACTGATTACGGAGGGTCGTATGGAGGGAATAACGGAGTTGTCTTCGGATGAGTCCGCACTGGTGCGGCTCCTGTACACGAGACTGCAGCGGTTGCGCAAGGTGCACGAGGACCTGGACTCCTACTATCGCGGAGAGCAGCGCATCCAGACCATCGGCCTGGCGGTGCCACCGGAACTGCGGGTGTTCGAGTTCCCCCTCAACTGGCCGCGCGTGACCGTGGACACGGTCGTGCAACGCCAGCGTGTGCGCTCGTTCAGTCTGCCTGACAGTCCCGAGTCCAACGACTACCTGTCGGAGGTGTGGGAGGCGAACAACATGGGTTCGCAGAGCGTCCTGAACCATTTGGAGACCCGGGTGCAGGGGCATGGCTTCGTGTCTGTCGGCACCAATGAGGAGGATGCCGAACATCCCCTCATCACGGTGGAGTCCTCGCGGTCCATGATTGCTCAGATCGACCCGCGCACCCGCCGCATCACCGCCGCGCTGCGCGTCTACTACGACCCCCTGCAACGGTCGGCCCCCACCGAGGCCACGCTCTACCTGCCGGAATCCACCATCTATCTGGAACGCGTGAAGGGGTGGCATTGGGCGGTATCGGAGCGTGACGACCACAATCTGGGCAGGGTGCCGGTTGTGCAGTTCCTCAACCGTCCAAGGGTGGGGAACTTTGTGGGTGAATCTGAGATGAAGGATGTGCTCAAGCCCACCGACATGGCGGCCCGAGCCTTGATGGATTTGCAGGTTGCGATGGAAACCCACGCCGTACCCGGCAAGTGGGCCACAGGCTTGAACAAGGATGATTTCATCGACGCTGCCACAGGGCAGATGGCACCATCATGGAAGGCGTATTACACCGCCATGACCGTGACCCAGAGCCAGTCTGCAAAATTCGGCCAGTTCCAGGCGTCGGAGCTCAGCAATTTCAAAACGGTCATCGACATGCTCGCCGAACAGGTCAGCGCGGTCACCGGACTGCCGATGCGTTATTTCGGACAGAACACCGCCAACCCCGCCGCCGAAGGTGCCATACGCGCCGACGAGGTGCGGCTGGTGAAGAACGTCGAGTTGAAGAACATGACCGACGGCGACTGCTGGGCCGACGTGATGGCCCTGGCATACCGGTTCGGCAAGGGCGACTGGCTCGACGGCAATCGGATCCGCACCGACTGGGACGACCCGAACACCCCGACCTTCTCGCAGAAGGCCGACGCCATCCAGAAGCTCGTCGCCACCGGCATCCTCAGCCGTGAAGGCGCGTGGGACGAACTCGACTGGTCCGAGGCCCGCAAGGACCTGGAACGAGAACGGTTCGCCGACATGGACGCCGCGCAATGGGAGAACCTACTGAAACCGGAGGGCACCAATGCAGACCATGGCGGGACAGGAACTCCCCAGAATAGCGGTCCAACAGGGCAAGAGACTACGGACGGTCAGCAACCAGACGATCACCAGACTCACGCTGGCGTGGCGGCGTAACCGCTCCGACGACTTCGACGCCGCGTTCGCGAACGCATCCGAAGAAATGCTGGCGATCCTCGACACCGCACAACAGACGATCGCCGACTACATGTACGACACCACACCCGACGTCATGCAGACCATCGGCGGCGGAAACCTGCCCAAACCCGAGACACGATTCAACCCCGCCACACTGGTCGGATGGGCAGGAAACGGGCAAACCACCTTCGACAACCTCTGGAACAGCATCCTCATGGGCAAACACTCCATGACCAACGGCGCCTCAACCAGTTCCGCCCTCACCATCATCGAAAACAACCTCGCCCTGCGCTCGCGAACCATCCTCGCCGACACCGCCCGCACCGCCAGCATGATCAGCGCCAAAACACGCCAATACACCGCACACTACATACGCGTACTCACACCACCATCATGCGGACGATGCACGATACTGGCCGGCATCCCTTCAGGCAGACGCGCCTTCGAACGCCACCCGCACTGCGACTGCACCACCGCATGGAGCACCGACGAAGCCGCGCTCGCCACGCATTACGCGAACCCCGCCGATTACCTCAACTCGCTAAGTGATGACGCTCTGGCCCAGGCGCTCGGCTCCCAGGCGAACGCCAGGGCATGGCAGGACGGTGTCGACCTCAACCAACTCGTCAACGCCTACCGGCGGAAAGGCGATGTGCGGGCCGCCCAGATCTACGGGAGAAACCTCAAGTACACGATGGAAGGCACCACGAAACGGGGTTGGGCGTATTCCCGCATGAAACTGGCCGGGTACGTCCGCGAACACTTGCGCTACGGGTCCAAATACTGGCGGGCAGACCATCCTCGGCTGATGCCCGAAACCATCTACCAGCTCGCAGGCAGCGATCATGCCAAGGTCATGCGGCTGCTGGGAAACTACGGCTGGCTGTAAGCCGGTCGTCACCACGATTTTTCACCATCCGCGCGAAACGGGTGGCGTCAGCCATGCGACATGGCATCCAATGGAAGGAAACCACATGAAGAACCGTCTGTACTACCTGCGATTCATCCGCACCATCATCACCGAAGGCGACGGTGGAGGCACCGGGGAAGGGCAGGGCGACCCTGCGCCCAAACCGGAAGAAGAGAGCGAAAACACCGGTAAAGACGATGAGCAGCTGGGCGAGAGCGGGCTGAAGGCGCTCAAGGCGGAACGTGAGGCGAACAAGACCGCGAAGGCCAAGATCGCCGAATACGAAGCCAAGCTCAAGGCCATCGAGGACCAGGACAAGACCGACTCCCAGAAAGAGGCGGAACGCGTCAAGGCGTTGGAACAGTCCAGCGCGGAGAACGCACGCAAGGCCCTGCAATACGAGGTGGCAGCAGAAAAGGGACTCCCGCTGAGCCTGGCGACCAGACTGCGCGGCAATGACAAGGACGGCATGCTCAAGGACGCCGAGGAACTCCTCCCATTGATCCAGAACGACCATAAACCGGCCGGACCGAAACCCGACAAAAGCCAGGGCAAGGGCGGAAACCCCAAACCCGCCTCGCTTGAAGCGGCCATCGCCGGTCATCTCAAATAACCCTTAGGAGGGCACAACATGGCAGTAACACTGGCGGAAGCCAAGAACAACACTCTAGAGGACTATGACCCGATGGTCATCGACGAGTTCCGCAAGAACTCCGAGATCCTCGACTCACTCATCTTCGACGACGTCGTATCCCCGGCTGGTGGCGGCTCGACGCTCACCTACTCCTACCGTCGTCTCAAGACCCAGCCAACCGCCGCATTCCGTGCGATCAACAACGAATACACCCCGCAGAACGCCGAGACCGAGAAGCATTCGGTGGATCTCGCCGTGCTCGGTGGCAGTTTCGAGGTCGACCGCGTGGTGGCGAACATGGGACCTGCGGCATCCGGAGCGATCGCTCTGAACATCACCCAGAAGGTCAAGGCCGCGACCACGCTGTTCCAGGACTCGGTCATCAACGGAGACGTCGCTACCGACGCCAACGCCTTCGACGGTCTGGACAAGGCCCTGACCGGATCAAGCACTGAGGATGCCACCTCGAAACCCGATTGGACGGATGTCTCCGACAACGGTTTCAAGATCCTCGATTCGCTCGATGCGTTCCTCAGCATGCTCGACGGTGACCCCACCGTACTGGTGGGCAATGCCAAAGCCTTGGCGAAAATCCGTGCCGCTGGCCGTCGCACCAGCCAGTACGTGAAGGATCCCATCGAGGATCTTCTGGGTGCCAACGGGAGACCGATCACCAGGGAGACCTACGGCAACATCCTGCTCGTCGACGCGGGTGCGAAAGCCGGGACGAACGACCCGATCATCCCCGTTGATTCGACAACCGGCACCTCCGACGTGTATGCGTACCGTGTCGCCCTGGACGGTTTCCATGGTGTCTCCGTGTCGGGAGGTCAGCTCGTGCAAACCTGGCTTCCCGACTTCACCACCGCCAATGCCGTCAAGAAAGGCGAGGTCGAGCTTGGACCCATCGCGGTCGCACTCAAGGCCACGAAAGCCGCGGCGGTATTGAGGGGGGTGAAGGTGCTGTGAGCTGGACCATCAACACCCCGGTCAAGGGGTTCTCGGGCGAGGTCGCCGGCGTCATGTTCAAGGACGGTGAAGGTGTCAGCGACACTGATCCCGCGTACTTCCGCAGACACGGGTACACGGTGCAGGTCACCGCAACATCATCGGAGGAGGAGGCCGGAACCGATGAGCAGGAAGCGTCCGATGACACCGAGTCCATGGAAGACACGGGCCCCGGCAAGAGTTCAGGCGGCAAGACCGCTCCCAAGGCCGGCAAGTAGGAGACCATCATCATGGCGGAACAATCATTGACGGCCCGGTACGCCGAAGTTGCCGACGTCGCAGCCGAACTCGGTGAGGACATCGACGCGGACAGCGCCCGTGGCAAACAGATCCAACGCTGGCTCAACAGGGCCGAGCGGACCATCCGCGCCAGAGTGAGCGAACTCGATGATTGGGCCGCCAACGATGATCAGTATAAGGCGACCGTGAACGACGTCGAGGTGTCCGCTGTGGAGCGCAAGGCCCGAAACCCCGACGGCATGCGGTCCATGATGACGCAGATCGATGACGGCAACTTCCAGCAGACCGTGGACAGCTCACGCTCCACGGGGGAGATCATCATCCTGGACGCCGAATGGTCACTGCTGCTGAAAAGCGCGTCCACCACGGCGTTCAGCATCATCGCCAAACCCGAACCGGATGCGTTTCCTCTGCCCTCATATCCCTATGGGTATTAGGAGGCTGGTATGGACGTGCTCAATTTGGTCAGAATCTCATTGCCCAGACTGCGTG